ACATACTTAATAACTTTTTCTTCCATTATCTTCTACTTTTTAATGGGTTAATATTTGACAACTCTATGTCCTTATAAAATAATTCTAACTTTTTATCCTCTACTAATAGTTGTTCGTAAACATCCTTCACTAACGCTTGGGTTTGTTTCTCTTCATCTATTAGAGGTAATTCAAAAACTAGATTTGACTCTAGTTTAACCTTCCTTTTTGTGGGAGTGTAAGCTATTAGCTCCACACCCCTATAAGAAACCTTTTTACCTTCTACTTTTTTAGTAGTGGTAAAAGGTCTTATAGTTGTAACCTTTAAATGTTTTGTAATCATATATAATTTATATTTAACGTTGTGCATAATACTACCACTCGATAGAGTTATACATACTTTCTATCTTTGAGTGTAAAGCATTTGAAACTTCCATTTTGTTTCCAAGTGCCTCGTTCGCACATTCAGCAGCAAAAGAAGTCGCTACGTGTCTTGCATACATCTGCATTAATTCTTCGGTAGTGTAGTTTCCTTTTTGTTGGTTGTAAAATTCTTTTGCTGTTTGTAATTGATAAATTCTCATTTTGTTTTAATTATTAAGCCCATACTATGCACAACAATGTGTATAAGTAATGGAAAGTTAAAGTTTGTGGCATAATTCAAAGGTTCGGTGTATGTGCCACTACTCATACACTCGCCCGTTGATGATGCAAACATACAAAAAATAAACGAGACTACCAAATAAAAAACAAAATAATTAAAAATAGTTATCTTAGTATGATAATATTATTACCAATTACATCAGAACAAACCATATCGGTAGCTCCTAGATATACAGATTATTTCTCTGAAGAGTCTTATAAAAACAGAGTAGAATCTAGTGGTGGCACTTTAGAAGCTATATCTTGTGTAATAGACAATGCTTCTGAATTTAACAATACTTCTATAAGTATAAGAAGAGATGGGGATGGTAAATCAGAAACTATTACGGATGTTAAGGGCTTAATAAATGGTAACTTTATAGACTTTACTTTTGCTAGTACAATACTAGAAGAAGGTTCTACTTATTATGTAGAGATAACAGATGATGGTAATTTAGTGTATAGAGATAAGATATATTCTACAACACAAACTAACTATACTGTAAAGCACGAAATATCTAAAAGCAGATATACTCAGCCTACAGGAGAGGTAAATGATAATACATACATTATATAATGGATAAAAAGAAACAACAACAAAACGTAAGGATATTAAACTTATCATCTTACGAAGCACCAGAAGTAAAAGAAGTTCACAATAGAGATTGGGTTTCTTGGGGTGATGACAACAATTACTTTGGTAGACTTATTGAACTAGATACCTCTAGTCCAACCAACGCTAGATGTAATAATGGTATTGCTGATATGGTATTTGGTAGAGGTATTGAATCTACAAACTCTGAGTTGCTACCTGAGCATTATGTAAGAATGAAAAAACTATTAAGACCTAGAGAAATTAAAAAGGTTGTAATAGATAGAAAGAAGTTAGGACAAGCTGCAATTAAACTTACCTATAATAGAAATAAAACTAAGATATTAAAAGTATCTCATTTTCCTATGGAGACTTTAAGAGCTGAGAAAGCTGACTCTAAAGGAATTATACAAGCATACTACTATCATCCTAACTGGTCAGACGCTAAACCTAGTGATAAGCCTAAAAGAATACCTTGTTTCAAACACGGAAGTAAATCACAAAGAGAAGAGATATATGTAATTAAGCCTTATAGAAGTGGTTTTTACTATTACTCTACACCAGATTACCAAGCCTGTCTACAATACGCTGATTTGGAATGTGAAGTATCTAACTATCATATATCTAATATACAAAATGGATTAGCTCCTAGTTTATTTATTAATTTTAACAATGGTATTCCTAACGAAGAAACACAAGGTGCTATTGAGAGAAAGATTAATGATAAGTTCTCTGGCAGCTCTAATGCAGGTAGAACTATTATAGCGTTTAACGAGTCTAAAGAAACTCAAGCAGAAATAGAAGCTATACACTTACCTGATGCTCACGCTCAGTATCAATTCTTGTCTGATGAAGCTAGAGAAAAGATTATGTTAGGTCACGGTATTGTATCCCCTATCTTATTAGGTATTAAAGACAACACAGGATTTGGTAATAATGCAGAAGAATTAAGAACAGCATCTGTACTTATGGATAACGTTATTATTAGACCATTCCAAGACGAGATTAAATACTGTCTTGAAGATATATTGGAGTTTAACGGAATACAACAAGACTTATACTTTGTAACATTACAACCAATAGAGTTTACAGAGCTAGACAACATATCTACTAAGATTAGAAAAGAAGAGGAAACTGGAGAGAAATTATCTTCTCAAGTATCTGAAGACTTCTCTGAAGAACAAGGAGATGATATGCTAGAGCAATTAGAAGGTCTAGGAGAGGTTTTAAGCGATGATTGGGAGGTTGTGCATAGTGAAAGATACGAAGAGGATTTAAGTGACGTTAAAATGGCTGAAATTAAGTCTAGCAATAAATCATCTAAAGAAGATAGTGATATCTACAAGATTAGATATGCTTATATGCCTGTAAGAAAATCTCCTAATAGTAGAGACTTCTGCAAGAAGATGGAAACATTTACTGAAAGAAACATAGTATTTAGAAAGGAAGATATTAATATGATGTCTTTTAGAGGAGTTAACAAAGAGTTGGGTCATAATAAACAAAACTATAGTCTACTTAAATTTAAAGGTGGTAAGAACTGTCATCACTTTTGGGAGCTTAGAGTATTTAAACTAAAAGGAGATAAGAGAGTAGACCCTAATTCAGCTTATGAGAAAGGTTTGAAAGAGCCTAACAACCCAAGTGAAATGGGAGAGAGAATGATTGACAGAGCAGACAACGGAGCTTACAGAAGTACATTAAGTAAAATTAAAAACATATTAGGACTATGAAAGCATTATTCATAAGTATAGCAGACTTAAAGGCGAAGTCTATAATAGACGGTAATACAGATGCAGACAAGCTAATTCATCAAATTGAGGTAGCGCAAGATATGCACATACAAAACTATTTAGGTGGTAGACTATATGATAAGCTACAAGACTTAATATTATCTGGAGAGATAGATGATGTAGCCAATAGTGATTATAAAGCTCTTAGAGACGATTATATAAAGCCTATGCTAATATGGTTTACTCAATTAGAGTACTTGCCATTTGCTATGTTTAAAATAGATAATGGAGGTATAAACAGACATCGAGGACAAGATTCAGATGCAGTAGACTTTAGAGATGTAGATAGAATGCAAAGTAAGATTACAGGTAGAGCTGAGTTCTATACTAAAAGGTTCTTAGATTACATTTGCTTTAATAGTCAAAAGTTTCCAGAGTACAACAACAATAGTAACGGAGATATGTATCCAGATAAAGATGCTGATAGCTTCTCAAGTTTTGTATTATAGTATGGAAAAGAGAAAGTATAAAACAAAGAAAAAGAATATAGTGAATTTAGATAAATTCTATAATAAATTTAACAAAGAAATAAAAGATAAAGATGGCAAACGAGATATACGTTAATTCTTATTGGGGAAACCCAACTACCACTTGGGGAGAAATATACTACGATTATGAAATATTTAAAAAATACGATTCAAGAGTTTCTTTAGATGGTGGTACTGTAGAAGCTGTAGGTTGTTTAATATCAAAAGGACTATAAATAATAAAATAAATAAAAATGGCAATACCAAGTTTAGCAATGATACCTTCAGGGTATAAAGATGGGAAAGTATATAGTGTACTTCCTACAAATGGAGACGGAGATTTTGATTTCTCTAGGGGTTCTAATGCAACAAGAGTGAATAAAGATGGCTTAATAGAAACTGTAACAGGAGACACGCCTAGACTAGACTACACAGATAGTTCTTGTCCTAGTTTATTATTAGAGCCACAGAGAACTAATATTGTAACTAATAGTGAACAATACTCTGCTGCATCTTGGCAAAATGTTGGTGCGACAATAACAGATAACAATACGACAAGTCCAGAAGGGAAGCAAAACGCTACTCTTCTTGTAGGTACTGCGGGAAGTTCTGCAAGAGTACAAGATTACTTTGGAATGTTAAGTGGAGTACATACATACTCACTATTTATAAAATCAACAGGTATTGCTACAAGGCTAAAACTACAAACCAATGATGTAGGAGGAGCTACCTTTAGTGTACCTACAAGTGGCGCACCTACCCTGTATGCTGAAGGAACAAATGTAGGAAACCCATTTATTGAAGATTATGGTAGTGGATGGTATAGAGTAGGCTTTTCTTTTACTCCATCAGGAGGTGGTGTAAACAACTATTTTCAAATCTATCCCGATGATTCAGGTAATGCTTCTTCTATATATTCATATGGCGCACAGTGTGAGCTAGGAAGCTACGCTACATCTTACATACCAACACA